GCCATAATATCTGGCTCACCTTTCATAAAAGTATAAGACTCTACTAAGCTAGCATAAAGCAAAGCTTCTGTAGCATTAGTGCCCAACCAAGATTCACCAGAAGATGCCACAGTTATTGATTGTGGTATATAAAAATAATGTAACTCAACTGTTAAATTTGCATCTGGAGTTGGAGCTACTATAAAAGTATCATCATCAAACTGTGCATAAAACTTTGGGCTACCTGTTGTACTTGCAGTAGGATAAGCTTCTCTTATAAAACTAACATCTTTATTAAGTAGGTAATCATAATTATTACTGCTATCTAAGACTGCTAAAGAAAATGGATATAAATAGTCTGAAGGTGTAGATAGATAAGGATTACCAGACGTTAAAGTTCCCGTAACATTTTGTCTAAAATTAGGTAGTTCAACTGACTTAATAATTCTATTTTCAGCTTGTACTATAAGAGTTGGTAAATTAGTTACAAAAGTAGACTCTGTATTTTGCGTATAATCTTGTATTGCTGTTTTTAATGTTGTAAATGTCCAACTCATGTTATTACTACCTTAACTTTACCCACTTCTCCTTTTATATCTAATCCCATAGTACTAGAACCAAATTCTGTAACTCCACCACCCACAGGGTCAAATGCGTAGTAATTAGTAGAATCTTTTTCTCCTGTATCTACTCTTGGATTGTATAAATTTTGTGGATCAACTATATTTAATTCACCTAACTTTAATTGCGGATGATCTTCATCTAAACATTCATAGCAAACTCTTAAGCCATTTCGTTTACTATCAAATATTTCATATTGAAGTTCATTTAACTTATATGTAAAACCACACCTATCACATTGACCTAATGCTTTTTTACCTCTTGCGTATGCCATTATCTATAAGTTGCTAAATCAGGTACAAATCTTACTGATGCTCTTTCTCTATCTGCATCACTAACTTCATTCCATAATTCATCATATCGTTGTTTTATCATAGGAACTCTTTGTAATGATTCAGGAATTTTACAAGCTAAATTGTAAGCTAGTGCGTACGTCAAACAAGGTAAATATCTTGCTGGCACATCTGCATTATTACTAGCAACTGTACCTGCATCTTCAATCTTTTGTATATAGTCATAAACCAAGGTGTAAGTTTCTGCATCATCAGGTGTAGACCATAATACTATTTGTAGTGTTCCTGTGTTTTTATCTACAAAATATTGTGTAGGTTTTGCCTTATTTAATTTATTAGCTTGATGATTGTATTCTGTTCTAGATATTCTGTTTAATCTTTGATCAAACTGTTTATCTACGTCACCAGAATCAGTTCTTATAAATGCATCTATGACTTCTATTGCAGAACTATCTAAACTATAACTACTAGTGCCAGAAGACAAACTTACTGTTCCTTGTTCTACAGTCCAAAGGTTTAATCCTTTATTTTGCCATTCTAAAAAAACTAAATTTAAAGCACGTTTAGCACCCATGTAGCTATATCCAGAGCGTAATTCTGCTCCAGCTATATCATAAGCCTCTTCCATAATATCGCTTAAATCTAAATTAAATATATGAGTACCACTTGTTGCCATGTTATGTTTTTTTAATTCTAGTTATAGTTACACCAGATTTAGTTTTGCTAACTTTTTTTTTAGATGCAGGTGCTTTTTGTATTTGATTTCTCATGTTAGTTCTTGATATTACCATAGTATTAACACTTCCATCTTCTACGAGCCTGTCTAATTCTTGAGTTAGGATCGTTTTTAGTTTTAGCCGAACTTCTTTTTAATTGACCTAAAGACCTAGCACAGTAAGACTTTCTACGTTTTGCAGCCTTACTTCCTTTCTTTACTTTACCTGTTACTGCTGTACTTAACTTAGAACCTGGATTTGCTTTACGATATGCAGCAACTCCTTTTTTAGTCATACCAGCACCAGACTTAGTAGAGCGATAATTTGCACCCTTACCCTTAGTTGTTTTGGGTATAGGGTTCTCTCTTTTTCTTTTGGTCATTTAAAAACTTGATTAGCTTTTACCACCTCTAGACATATATTTAGTAGACTTTCCGCCACCTGCCATACCTTTAGTTCTTTTCTTTTTCATAGCTGGTTCAGATGTCATGCCGCCACCAAACATTGTTTTTACATATTCGTTATATGTTTGCATTCTTTTACCTGTTTCAGTAGATTTTCCGCCACCTGCCATGTATTTAGTTGATTTTCCACCGCCAGCCATACCTTTAGTAGACTTTCCACCGCCAGCCATGTACTTTGATTTTTTAGTTCCTTTCATAATTACTCCAATTAGATAAATATAATACTCCGTTTTACCAGAGTATTATAAATATAGATGATACTACTTTTTCTTAGTAGTTGTTTTTTTTGCTGTAGTTTTTTTTGTAGCTTTTTTCTTTGGTGCTTTACCACCAACATAAGCTTCATTAACATCAGGTGTAGAAGGATCGTCAGCAACAAGTTGCCCTTTATCATTCCTTGATCTTTCCCCGTTCATTTCAGCACACTTACGTTCTGCATCTTTCAAATCAGGATCAGGACCAAATACAGGTCTATAGATACCATCTTCATCTAGATGTAAAACTTTATATTGTGCTGGAAATTCTCCAGTTTCAGATATTACATAATTTTTACTTTTAGCCATATTAAATTCCTATTAATCAGAATACACTTTTATCATCTCTAAAACTATAGAGTAAGTGTCTCCTGAACTGTGACCCTTTGTGGTAAATAAAATGTCTCCATTTTTACCGCTACCTGCATTATTAGGAAGTCCACCAAAGTCTTTAAAGTCCATATGTCCATTACTACTTTCTGCTAATTCCATTAAAAGAACATTAGACGAAGCATTTAAAAACATTTGAACTGACATACCAACAATGGCATGGCTTACTCGCATAACTCTAACTTCTGAACAGGCTACACCTGCTGCGTTAGATGCTAAAGCAGATACATCTACTTTAGCTACTGCGGATTCGCCAGTACCATCGCTGACATTGGTAAACTTAATAATACAGTTTCTTTCACCATCTATGATGGTCTGCGAAGTTACTGCATCAGCCATAATTTACTCCCTACGCTATTTGTGTATATTCAATAATGAACGTAAATGAACCTGCTGTTGTAGCATCTACTGTATTAGTGATATTACAAAAAATAGTTCTTGCTGTGTCTGTGTATTGAACAGAAGCTGGAGCTGTAGTACCGCTTTGAGTTTGTAGAACTAAGCTAGTTACAGTTACGTTGTGTGCAACAACAGTTGTACCACCATCAAGTATTTCATCAGTTACTGCTGCAACAATTTGTGCACCAGAAGAAGATGTACCTACTTCATAGCCAATATCACCTGTTCCAATAACTGGAGAAGTATCACAAAATATTTTTATATCAGTAATAATAGTATTTGCAGGTTGAGTAAATTCACCTATAGCGGGAGAATCTCCTGCTGTAGTATTAACTGTTACGCCAGTTGCAAAACCAACGTGCTTTACGTATTTGTCAGTAACAATACCTGTAGATGCAATAGTTGCTACATCTGAGACTGCTCCTGTAGTTGAATTTTTTGAAATGACCTTAAATCCGCCTTCCGCTCTTACAGGTCCATTAAAAGTTGTATTAGCCATGTTTCCTCCTAAAAGAAAAAATCTATCATCTTGGCAAATGTCTGCTAGGTCAGTTGATAGAAAAGTTTAAAAATACCTAGATAAAAAAAAGGGAGACCCATAATGAGCCTCCCTCTTAGAGTTCTTACGAACTTCCTGGTGATCCAAAGATACCTAGTGGATCAGATACCCCAAAGGAATATCTTTCTCTAGCTTTGTATCTAACATTACCAGTATCAAAGTCACCATCCATAGATGTAGTCATTGGACTTCTGACGAAATGCTTCATGCCATCAGGAACATCAGTAGTGATGAAGAAAGCATTAGTATCAGTTAAATAATGATTAACTGAGTAACCTTCTGGAATCACTCCATTAGTTTTGATTGCATTGATGTCATTGTCAGCAGTACCGACTCTGTAGTCACTTTGCAATAGTCTAGTAGCAACAAACTGAAGATCAGATGGTACTATTAGTTTTCTTGGTCTAGCTGCAATTTTAAGACCTCTTTCATCAGTATATTTACCGATTTGAATGATTGCATCCTCGAGAGATGTTTCATTCAAGTCAGCACCTGAAGAAGGTCTGTTG